TAGCCACTGTAGCCGCTAAAACCAGATTGCCCGTAATAGGTTAATGAAAGTAAGACCTGATCATTATCTACAAACACTGTATTACCTATAATAAAGTTTGCACTAAGAGAATGGTAATTAATATTTTGTGTAGAAGAAAAAATATTAAAATCTAAAAATACCGCCGGCTGGCCTAATCTTGCTACTCTTAAGTAGGCTTTAATAGGATTGTTAGATTCATTAATACTTTCTAACCAAGCATAAACGTTATTACCGTCTCCGTCATAGTCGCTTACATAAAGTAAAGTTGTACTTGGCTGTAAAGAATTATTAAATTTTATATACCCGTTACCCGGGTCGCTAGCGGTGGTATCGTTAGAGAAAAGAAAACGTAAACTATTACCCCCATATGACCCAGAAAACCCTGAAGCACCGGAATAACCGCTATAACCAGAATAACCAGAATAGCCACTCCAGCCGCTTATACCACTATAGCCTGAATAGCCACTATACCCTGACCCGCCACTAAATCCTGCAAACCCGCTATAACCAGAATAACCACTAAAACCTGATGTTCCTGATGTCCCTTGAAAGCCTATATCTCCTTGATAGCCAGAACGACCGGAATAGCCGGAGTAACCGGAACGTCCTGAATAGCCTGAATAACCGGAACGCCCTGAATAACCAGAATAGCCTGAATAGCCCGAAACACCATCTACGCCAGCACCTTGTACGCCTTGGTAACCTTGGTACCCACTATAACCTGATAAGCCGGCCGGGCCTTGCGGGCCTGCTACACCTTGAGCTGAAAGACCTGAAATACTAAGAGAGTAAGAAGTATAAGTACCGTCTAAATTATTTCTTTCTAAGAAAAGAAGGTCTGTACCAGAAAGAGGGCCTCCCGGTGCTCTAGGGAGTTCATGTGGAAAAATTAGAGTAGGTGTATCAGCTGACATTTAAATATTATTTAGCAAGTAAAAGCAGTTAATGTGAGCCCACTTAAAGCAGGGTTACCTGAAAGTAGAGCGGTAAGTAGTTGTAAGTTTTCTTGGTTAAGATTAGAAGCAGATATAGAGACCGGCCCGGAGTAGTTACTCGGGCTTTGGGCAACTATATACGTATTCGCAGAAGCTCCTATTGCTCCTGTTGGTGTTCCTGCAAGATTGGTTACGCCTATGTAGTGTACAAGTACGTTGGCATCTTCGTAATCTCCATATACATTTGTATTAGATTGTGGGTTATCCTTATAATCGAATACTCTTTCAGAGTCTTTGTCAACAAATTGCGTGTATTCCTTAGTTTCAACAATTTTTGGTAGATTATTAAGGAGTCCGTCAGCTTTATTATCGTAGACTTGATCCATTTTAGCTTCACGAGGTGCTTGAGGCTCATATGTGTAGTCAAAGCGCTTGGCTTGTATCATCCATATATAATGCCCGAGTAATTGATTACCTACCCCGCCTTTTTGATCAACACGCTCTGTAATTTCATATATCTGCCCGCTTCTGCCGTTCGGCCGTGTGGTACCATACTCAGATAATTCTATTAAATCCCCTGATTTAGGTTCATAATCGTATATACCAGTTACACCACTTAACGGGGACGCTGTAAGAGTGTTGGTAAAAGACTTAATAGCAATCATTGCTGTTAAATCCGCAGTGCCTTGCAAGCCGAACTTACTCAATATAATACTATCATTGCTTAAAGTAACTGCAAAGATCATTGCTACCGGAGTAGCAAATCCCGCTAAAGGCTGTTCCCCGTAAAAATAATCGTGCGCTGAAAGAGAATAAAGATTAACATAGTAGTTAATCTTCATACCGTATATATTTATTTGCTCATTCCACCAGTTTTCCCAGAGATTTTGTTCTAACTGATTATTTGCAACGTCATTATAACGTAAGTTTGCGGAGAGGCATTCTGTTGCACCATTGGTATTAGTAGGGACAACATATTGACCAGTATCAACGCAGTAACTTGCTATAGACATCAAAAATATTTATGAAATAAGTTACTTTTAAATGCAAGTATACTAAATATAATTACAATGGCAAAATTAAAAAGCTTAACCGACCTCAGTGAGATTTATACTTCTAACGTTAAAGAAGTACAGATTAAGGACTCCAAAGTAAGAGACTATAACGAAATTTTACTTACTGATACAACTAATTATTTGCCAGAAAGTACTATGCCTAAGGTAGGAGAAGGCTTTGGTAAGCAAAAGGACGAGCTTGTTAAAGGTACAGGCCCTCAAGCAGCTGATAATTTTAAGAAAGTAACAGAAGAACAAGACCCGGGCGCTTCTAAGAAAACAATGAAGAAGGATGATACAAAAGATACAGAAAAGTCCGAAGAAGGCGAAGAACACGAAGGCGGAGAAACTGAAAAAGAAATTAATGACGATGCTAAAAAGCATGTCAAAGCAGAAAAGGCAAGATTAACAACTTCTAAAGAAAAATTACAAGAAGAGGTAGAATCTGCGTTAAAAAATACTAAATATAAGAAACAATCATTTACTATGTCAAAGTCAAAATTCGATAAACTATACGAAGACGCCCTTAACGGCGCTCCTTTTGCAAAAGACGACGAAGCAGCTCCTGTTGCTCCTGCTGACGATATGGGTGGTGAAGAGCCTGTAACAGATACTGGCGCCGATATGGGTGCAGAAGACTCTGTTACTATTACCCTTGATCGCGCACTCGCACAAAAACTTCACGATGCTCTTATGGGCCAACTCGGCGGCGCTGAAGAGCCAGCTCCTGATATGGGCGATATGGGCGGAGACGCTGGGGACGAAGCTCCAATGGCAGAAGAAGATGATGACGATGCAATGGGCGAAGCAGTTGATGCTGAAGATCTCGGACATCCTGGTCCAGGTAGCCATGCAAAGTCTGAACAGCTTAAAGACGGTCACAAGATCCACAAGGTTGGCGCTTTAAAGGCAGCCGGTGCTGCTTCTGAACAAGGTGGCCCAAAGGGTGGCGACGGTACCGTAAATAAGGCTAAGGACTTCGATAAGGGTCTTCAAAAGCCAACCGGTAACAATCAAGTCGGTAACCTCAAGGTAAGTAAGGGTACTGGCAACGCCTTCGAATAAGATAAATTGACATAGAACTTTAAAGCTCGTTAGCAATAACGAGCTTTTTTATTGTCAATATTTTAAATACCCCGGATTTGGTAACATTCTAGTTGCTGCAGAATAGTTAGGCTGTTTCCACCCTAAGGCTTTTAGCTCATCTAAGTCTTCTGCTTCGTCTTCCTGCACTGGAATAAACACCGGGTTGAATGGTAATTCAACGTTTTTGTCTTTATTAAACTTATTATATAGTTCTGAAGGCTTAGGCATACTGACGATAAACGGATCCCAATTTGTTGGTACTATTTTTAAGGGCTTACCGTTATTGTCTTTTTGACTTACTTCAAAGAATTGCTCTACTACTTTAGTATCTAATATAAATACAGCCCATATTAACGCTTCTACTCTATCATCTAGATATCTCTCGTCTTGTTTCTTCCATACTCCATTGTCCTGTCTAATATAAGTTTTAAACTCTTCTACAGTTTGTTTATCGTTTATTTTTAAACATCTTAATACGTTCATCCAATATCTAAAATTGGACATACTATTAAACTTACTGTTTGTATGGGAATACACTCCCATACGATTATCTTTTTCAGCTTTTTCAGTATAAGAACCCATACTAGGCGTATATTTTACGATATTAGAATATTGATGAGTATGTATTAGTGCATCGATAACTTGAGCACCGCAATTATTACGCTCAACAAGTAAAGGAGGGTTGCCCCATTGACTGGCTATTTCAACAAGCTTACCTGCAAAATTAAATGGGTCTAGCTTATTATAAGCGTATGTAGCAACTTGTTCTATAGCGGTTAAATCAGTTATATCTACAACTTGTATTACAGAATTAGCTCTAGCAATACCTTCACCAACGTCAACACCTATACTGTAATAATGCCCGTCTTCTTTATCTTTATATATTTTATAGTGTCCGTCTTCATCTATGTAAATAGGGTCCGGTGCAGTTTTACTTAATTCATCAAGTTGGTCTTTATCAAATACGCTTTCACCGACCGCTCTAAATTCATTACCATATTCTTGATCAAAAGCATCTTGGGAGCCAAGAGCTCTCACAGTCATTTCCTTCCACTTTTCATCTCTACCAGGCACTTCCCACCAATCAACTCTCTCATAGTGCCACCCGTTTTTATCTTCTACAGCTTCACTGTATATATTATAAAATAAATTACCCACTCCATTAGGGGTTGATAACATAAAAATCTTAGACTTCTTAGATGAAGAAATTACCGGAAATACCGATTCCCAGAAGTCATTCATAAACTCTGAAGGAATAAATGCAGCTTCGTCAATAAGAAGACAGTTAATAGATTCACCACGAGCAGCATCAGAAGTGGTAGTACTAATACCAATAGAACTACCATTAGCCAGTTCCATGCCTTCTTTTGCGTAGTTTATAACACCTGGCTTTAAAAAGTTAGGTAACATTTCATAAGCTAAACGAATACGCTTAAATATGTTTTTAGCTGTTCCTTCTTTATTAGCTATTAATAGTACTCTATAGTCATCATTAAAACATACCATCCACAAAGCAAATATGGTTAAAAGTGTTGTCTTACCAATTTGTCTAGAAGATAACACAATATTAAATCTATTATCCACTAAAGACTTTAATATGCGTTTTTGGTAAGGATAAAGTTTAATAGGTTGTTTACCTTCGTCAAGATTAACAATGTAAAAGAATTTAGAAAAATGTAATATAGACTTTCTGGCTCTTTCTAAATCTTCTACCATTTCTTGCGTCCATTCAAACTGAGTCTCTGGCGCAGGTAAGTTTTTATTACCTAAATAGAAGTTTTGATCTTTATTCGGACTTTTAGCCATATAACATACTTACCGTTGATAATATTTTATATACTGCTAATATATTATATGTTTACTCCAAACATTGTTGCTCTTCCGGAAGTACTACTGTTGACACAGCCTATTAAAGATGAAAGTCTTTTACTCACTTGTCAGCTAACTCAATTTGATAGAGAGGGTTACGAATTACTACCAATAGAACAAGAATACTATAAAGCTAACAACATCAATTTACATGCTGAACAAGTTTTTGCTTTAGAATCAGGCAGCGCTGAAGGCTGGCAAGCATCTTTACAAAAATGGTTCGTGCAGGAAACAGAGCACCCGGAATATAAACTCGATCATTCTTTCTTTGTAACTCGTTACGGTTTTGAGGGAGAGGCAAAAGAACAGCTTAAGAAATTTTCTAAAACTAGGCCAGAGCTCAGGAAGCTTTTGAATATTATACCTAAGTGGGGTACAGATTTTTGTGTAGACTTTATTACTGCAGATGAATGCTTTGAGCTAGTGCACTGGGAATGGGATTTTAGAGATGTATACGAACTACAGCACCATGTAGAAACTATGGAACACGTTGTCGAGACTACTGACTGGAAATCGGTTGAAAGTGCAGTTAGATATTTTAACCAGTATAACCACAACGTAGACGCGGAAGCAGAGGGTAATTTTAAAGCTAATCTCTTTGGTCTGCCTAGAGCTATTAGGCTGTATAAAGGCTTTTAAACCTTTACGTCAAAGACTTTTTCAAACGTCTTTGGAGCTTCTTTATAGCTTTTCTGGCTTTCATCGTTTTTGTCTTTAGTAAATTGCCAGTTAAAGCAAAGCTCGTCTACTACTTTAAAACCGTAAAAGTTTAATACTTGCTTCTGAGTATTAATTACGTTTTCACCATTCCAGTTTTGTCCGATAGCAATAATACCTACTTCTTTATCTTTTATAATATTATCTTCTTCTAGTGTGGTATGCCTATTTTCAAGCCAGTCTAACCGTTCAATAAGTTTTTGATAGATACTATTAGTTTGGCCCCACCGGATACTAATAAAAAACATAATACAATCCGACTCAAATAACGGATTTGCTACTTTCCATAGCTCATCGTCTTTGTTATTATAAGATGCCCAGCACCGAAGATTGCCGGTAGGGTTCTTTTCCTTATCTTTAAGAGCTGCGTCTTTTACGCCGCAATTATTACCTTCAGCTCTACTAACGTTGCCTTCGCAGCAATATATAGTTAATTTACTGACATCTATAATTTCTACTGTATCTCCAACCTCAGATTTAATGTGTTCAGCTAAGAGCGTACTTTTAGGTTTTTCCTTATCCCCTTCCCAGCGATTAGACGTGGTTAAAAACAGTACTTTCTTTTTATCCTTAAGATGCTTTACAATACTATCTATTTTTTGTTTATAGATATCTGGATTATTTGTATTAACAATGTCTTCAAAGAGTTTTAAATAGGTGCTCACTTAGTAAATATTTACTATACATGCAATCAGCTGCAAATGTTTCTACCTTTGAGTATCATACTGAATTAAATCCGTC